AAAAGGACACATTTTCATTTAGAAAAAAAATATGGCAGATACATCATTATTTGGAAGGCTTAGAAAACTATTCGCTACCCAAGTCGTTGTAAGACGAATTGGTAAGGGTAGGACACAAGCCATAGATACGCAGAGACTACAATCATCTGGTAATATTCGTGGCACATCATATTACGATAGATATGGTCGTATGCACACATCTCGTAGAAATTGGGAAACTTATAATAACCAATTCAATTACCACTCAAACAAATTAGAATTATATACGGATTATGAGGCGATGGATAAAGATTCTATTATCGCATCTATTTTAGATATTTATTCGGATGAGTGCACTTTGAAAAACGACATGGGTGATGTAATTCGTATTAAATCTTCCGATGAAAACATTAAAAAAATTCTTCACAACTTATTTTACGATGTATTAAACATTGAATTCAACCTTTGGTCTTGGATTCGTGGTATGAACAAGTATGGTGATTATTATTTACATCTTGACATTGAAGAAGGAATTGGTATTGTAAATGTGTCACCATTATCAGCATACGAAATTGAACGAGAAGAGGGTTTTAATGAAGAAAATCCATATGAAGTTCGGTTTAAGTTATCATCCATGTCAAGTCCTTATTCAGCTAATACAAAAAGCTCTGGACATTACTTTGAATTCTATCAGATTGCGCATTTTCGTTTAATGGCTGATACGAATTTCCTACCATATGGTCGTTCTTTGTTAGAAGGTGCTAGAAAAACTTGGAAACAATTAACTCTTATGGAAGATGCTATGATGATTCATCGAATCATGAGAGCGCCTGAAAAACGAGTATTTAAAATTGATGTAGGTAATATCCCACCATCCGAGGTTGATAATCATATGCGAGCCATCATTGACCAAATGAAAAAGATTCCATATCTTGACCAAAATACAGGCGATTACAATCTTAAATTTAACTTGATGAATATGCTGGAGGATTACTACCTACCAGTTCGTGGTGGTCAAAGTGGAACTGAAATTGATTCTTTAAGTGGTATGGAATTTGGTGGTATTGATGATATTGAATACCTAAAAAATAGAATGATGGCTGCTTTAAAGGTTCCTAAAGCATTTATCGGATATGAAGAGGGTGTGGAAGGTAAGGCAACACTTGCTCAACAAGACATCAGATTTGCAAGAACTGTTGAAAGAGTGCAAAGGATTGTTTTATCAGAACTTACAAAAATTGCAATTGTTCATCTTTACTCACAAGGATATGAAAATGAAGACCTTGTTAATTTTGAGTTAGAACTTACAAATCCATCTATTATCTACGAACAAGAGAAAGCCGCCTTGTGGTCGGAAAAAGTTACTTTAGTTCGTGATATGAAAGACCTTAAAATGATATCTCAAGAATGGATGTATAAAAACATTTTTAATATGTCAGATGATGAATGGAAGATAGAACAAGGTAAAGTTATTAACGACCTTAAACTTACGTTTAGACAAGAGCAAATTACCAATGAGGGTAATGATCCTGTTAAGACAGGAGAATCGTTTGGAACACCACATGACCTTGCTGCTCTTAATCTCCAAGATGAACAGGAGGGTGGGTCTGAAGAAGGGGGTCAGCCTGGCGCTGGTCGGCCTACTGAAGGTGGAACATTTGGAACTGATGAAAATAATTTTGGTAGAGACCCGTTGGGTGCAAAAACTGATATTGGTAGGGATTCTACTTTTCATAAATTTAAAAATTCAGCATTTGCTACCGAATCTAGCAATGCTTTAAAAGTATCTTTAAGAAACAAAAAACTTAAATCATCTTCAATTATACTTGAATCGTTGAAAGACGATAATTTCAAACAAGAAGTTGGTATGATGGATGAGTCAAAGTTATTGGATGATGTAATTTAACTATATTTATAAAGTAGAACAATAATTAGAAAGTTTGGAATGAATAAACTTAAACACAGCAAGTTTAAAAATACAGGTATTTTATTTGAATTACTTGTAAGACAAATTGCATCGGATACTTTGGCCGGAAAGGATTCTCTCGCGTTAGAAGTTATTAAAAAACACTTTAAAAGAGGAACTGAGCTTTCTAAAGAGTTAAAAATGTATCAAGCTTTAACAAAAGAAAATTTTGATACGCAATATAAAGCTCAAGAATTTGTAAATATTATTCTTCACGAAAGAACAAATTTAAATGATGGAATCCTCCGTAGACAAAAGTATAATTTAATTAAATCAATTAAAGAGTCGTTTGTCATGGAAGATTTTTTTAAATATCGCGTATCAAATTATCGCGAAATGGCATCCGTTTATAAAATGTTTGAACATACTCAATCAGTATCACCTAAAGAATATGTTGAATGCAAAAATGTGATTTTGGAAATTATCACTAAAAATGATGTTGAAATTGTAACTGAAACTTCTGATAAAGAATACTTATCACAACCTAAAGAAGTGCGTATGCTAGCATATAAGTTTTTAATTGATTCATTTAACTCAAAATATACAATTCTTTCAGAATCTCAAAAAACAATTCTTCGTAATTATATCAATAATGTAGACAATTCTGATAAATTAAGAAAGTTTGTATTGTTAGAGGTTAAAAAATTAAAAACTGAATTTAATAAATTAAAAATTAGCGATAAGGTTACACAAATCAAATTAAATGAAACGATAAACCTTATGGATAATATTACATCATCAAAAGTTATCAGCGAAAATCAAGTTCTTTCGTTGTTAAGATACCACGAGCTTTTACACGAATTAAAAAAGGGTTAAAATGTCTAAATTTTTAATGGAACAATTGGAATCTAAATTTAAACAATTGGAATCCGAAAAAGAAATTGAAGAAGCAAATGTAACAGCAAACCTTGATGGTGGTGCTGGTCCACCAAGAACTCCACGAGCTTTTGCTAAAAGTGAAGATGATATGGACAATGACCATATTGAAGTATTAGGTTATAAAAAATCTAAAAAATCAAAACAACATTTTGAATCAGTTTCTAAATTAGAATCTAAATTAGAGAGTTTGATTGAGGCTACTTATAGAGCATACAAAAAAGATGAGTCAATGTCGGCCAAGAAAAAGGTTAATTTGGCTATTAAAGAAATCAATCGTAAATTATACGAAGTAGAACAACTTATAAACCAAAATTCTAAATTAAAAACAGAAATGGGAGTAAGCCAAGGACATTTTTGGGAATCAACAAAAATTCGTTTTGGAAAAATTTCTGAAAGAATGTTAAAAATTTCTCGTAACATTAAAGAATTAGGTGCATAATATGGGTTGTGGTTGTAACAAAAAAAATATTAATGAGTCTCTTGAGGTTAATGACCTTGAGACTATCAGATTAATGATTCGTAGAGAAATAGCACGAATTTTTTTTGATTTATACCGTAAAAGACAAGTTTGGGAGAAATAATGAAGCAATTACTCATGGATGTAATGGTGTTTGAAGTAACACCGACTATGCTTAAAGAGGCTGAGGATAAGTCAGGTCGTTTTTTGGTAAAGGGTGTATTGCAAAGAGCAAACGCTAAAAACCAAAATGGTAGAGTATATCCTAAAAACATTCTTGAAAGAGAAGTTGAAAAATACAAAGGTAGAGAAATTAAACAAAATCGTGCATATGGTGAATTAGACCATCCTGAATCTGCTGTTGTAGAATTAAAAAACACATCGCATATTGTTCGTGAAGTATATTGGAATGGTGATGATGTTGTAGGTACGGTTGAAATATTAAATACTCCAGCTGGAAATATTCTTAAAGAAATTATTAAAGCGGGATGTACTGTTGGTATCTCATCAAGAGGTATGGGGTCAGTAAAACAAATTGGCGAAGATACTGTAGCAGTTGAAAATGATTTTGATTTGATTTGCTGGGATTTTGTCTCTAACCCATCTACCCATGGCGCTTTCTTATCGCCAACAAATGAAGGTATCATCAAAGAAGGTGTTACTAAAAAATTAAATACTTATAAATACATAAAAGCCAACACAATCATGAGAGACATTATTTGTGAAGTTGGTGGATATTGTGAATGTGACTTTGGAGTAAAATCATGAAATTAAAAAACTTAATTAAAGAATCTCAAAATCTCGACTACCGTAGAATGAACATCGGTGAGAAAGAGAATGAAAAAGGAATGACCAACGAAGAAAAACGAGCATTTCTTGAAGCCGTTGCTTCATATCATCAGCTAGGTGAAATGATTTCTCACAAAGGAAATTTGTCTGAAATTCACGAAAATATCAAAAATATTGTTGAAAGCGCAAGCTCTTTAACTATTAAAGAAACTGGTGATTGGTTTGATAGAGTAACTGTTCAAAGACATATGAAATCAATGAACGAATCTTACAAAGTATTCTCAAATTCTATAAACGAAGTAGTTCAATTGCAACAACGATTAGAATCAGCTTATGATGAAATTGGAGAAGTTCTTGGTAAATATTACGAAATCAAAGAAGGTAATGAGTTTGGAGCAGAAAGAGCTAGAGCAATTGCTGCTAATAAAGATTCATTTGAAGTTGATGGTAAATCATTCAAAGTAACCGGTGTTGATGCTGAAGATAAAGAAAATGCTAAAAAGTTTGCTAACGAATCTATGAAGTTAACTTCTTTGTTAAAAAGAGAAGAACTTAAAGGTGACCAACACAAACTTGATGTTGATGGTGATGGTGAAATTGAAGCATCTGACTTGGCTGCATTGAGAGCAAAAAAAGATGAATCAGTAAACGAAGAAGAAATTAAGTGGAACGCTGTTGAAAACGCAATCATCAACTTCTTAAAGATGAACACCAAAATTTTGGATAAAAGAGTTCAAGCTAAAGATACTGATGGAGTTAAAGGTGGTTTAAAATCTATTATTAATGGATTAGTTAATGCACAAAGAAATTTAAAACTTGAATCAGTAAACGAAGTATTTAGTGATAATAAAAACCTTAATTACATAATGAAGGGTAGAAAAGTTACAAATGTGGCGTATGATAGTGATTTTGGATTTGCTGTTATTTTGGATAATGGTAAATATGTTCTATTCAATACACATAGTGCTAGACCGGGACAATCAAAAGATATGAAATTTGAATCAGTAAACGAAGAAATTGAAGTTGGTAAAATGGTTAAGGTTGTTAATAACCCTCATTGGGAAGCAGCTTTAGGTAAAAAAGGACCATTCAAAAGAAAAGTAAAAATGATTGATGGTGAGAATGTATTCTTTACCGATGGTTCTAATTCATCTATGAAATATGTGAAAGAATCAGTTTCATCACTAAACGAAGAAAAATACACCATAATTGACCCAATGGGTAATCAAATGGGAGCTGGTGAAAGAACACAAGTTATGTTAGCAGCTAAGAAAAAAGGTGGTGTTCAATCTGGATACTTTGTAGTTTCTGTTAAAAATGCATTAAAAGCAAAAAGAGCATTAGAAAAGTTTAAGGGTGATTTTAGAAATCCAAAACTTAAAGATATGATGTCTAATCTTTTTTATGAATCAGTAAACGAATCTCACTTTAAAGTTGGTGATAAAGTAGAAATGTCTCATGGCGGTGTTGGTGTTGTTAAATCATTAGACAAAGAAGATGGTGCTGATGATGAAAAATACTACAACATAGAATTACCAAATGGTGATGTAATGAAACACGCTCCCAATGAACTTAAACTTGTTGAGTCAAAAATTAATAAAACTTCAATGTTGTTAAAAACTTTAATGGGTAAGTAATGAACGAAAATGACATTATACAAAGCATTTCTTTCGAGTTTAGTAGTTTAATTAAAAAAAACTTGAATAGAATAAAAAAAATTTCACCATCAAAACAAAGACAATTGGGTAACTTAATGTCTGACTTTAAAGATGGATTGGATATTTTAACGGAATCAAATATATATGAAGGTAAAAAATATGATATTGGTTCTGGATATATGGGTAATGGGTTAACTGTTTGGAATAGAGCCGAAGAAGAAAACGATTCTTATAAAACCATTGCACACATTAGTAATAATGGTGATATAAAAATTCATGATAAACAACTTCCATCTGATATAAAAAAAATGTTACAAAAATGGGCAATTTCTATGAAAAAAGGAAATAGAGGGCCTATATATTAATTAAAAGTTATGCAAGAAAACAATAAAAACCAAAATCGTAACAACGATAGAAATAATCGTAACAACGATAAAAAGAAAAAACCACCACGCCAAGAAATGTATCTTTATGGGCACGCACATGGTGTAAAAGTTATTAATGGAAATGTAGAAGCTGCTCTTAGAGCGTGGAAACGCATTATGAAAGATAGTGGAGTTTTAGACGATATTCGTGATAATAAAGAATACAAAAAACCAACCACAGTAAAAAGAGAAAAACGAAACGCTGCTATAAGAGCGGAGTGGGTTCGTAGACGCCGTGAAGGGTAAATAGTAAACACTTTAACGTTTTAAAAATAATTTCTATATTTATTACAAAAATACCACTTTCTAATGAGTGGTTTACTTATTTAAAAGTATTATATTCTATTAAGATTCTTAATAATCTTATTATCCAAAAATTAATTTAGGAGATAACAAATGAAATCAGATTTGTTAAAAGAAGCAATCGCTGATGCTAAAGCTGTTAAAGAAACTGCATTAGCTAACGCTAAAATGGCTCTTGAAGAAGCTTTTGCTCCAAAACTACAATCAATGCTTTCTCATAAACTTGCTGAAGAGTTAGAAGATGACGAAGAGATGACTGAAGAAGAAGAGGAAATGGCTGCTACAACGACCGAAATGGAAAAAGACGAGATGTCTAATGAAATGGATTCTGAAATGGGTGATGAAATGAATTCTGAAATGGATTCTGACATGGATTCTAACATGGATGTTGACATGGAACTTGACATGGATTCTGAAGAAGGTGAAGACTACGACTTAACAGGTGACGAAGAAGAAGACACCGAAGAAGACGAACTTGACCTTGAATCAATTATTGCTGAATTAGAAGCTGCCCTTGAGGGTGATGACGAAGAAATGTCTGAAGAAGCCGAAGACGAGGAAATGACCAAAGATGAAGAAGCTTATGAGGCTTACGATTCAGACGAAATGACCGAAGAAGAGGAAGAATTAGATATTAACGAAATTATCAGAACCTTAAAAGAAATGGCTGATGATGAAGAAATGTCTGAAGAAGAAATGAAAGAAGAAGAAAATAATGATGCGCTTGAAGAAGCTTATCAAGTTATTGAATCTTTGAAAAAAACTATTAACGAAGTAAATTTGTTAAATGCAAAACTTCTTTACACTAACAAGTTGTTCAGAACTTTCGACCTCAACGAAGGTCAAAAGATGAAAGTTATCGAAAATTTCGATAGAGCTGCATCTTTAAGAGAAGTAAAATTGGTTTACGCTACATTGGGTGAAAACTTGAATGTTGCTAAAAAACCTAAAACTATTGTAAAAGAATCACTCGCTTCTAAACCTACAAAGTCAAGTGCTCCGAAGAAATCAATTATTTCTGAAGGAACTCAAGTGGCTAATAGATTTAAGAAGTTAGCTGGTTTAATTAAGTAAATTTAAAAACCTAAAGAAAAGGATTAATAAGATGAACACAAATTCTCTATTAAATGAATCTGCTGGTTTCAACAAAAAAATGAGCGAAGAGTCTAAAGGACTCGTTTCTAAATGGGAACCGACAGGTCTTTTGGAAGGTACTAGTACCGACTTCGAAAGAGCTGGAATCGCTACATTGTTGGAAAACCAAGCACGTCAGTTAGTATCTGAAGCTTCTGCTACTGGTACTTCTGCAAACTCCGAAGAGTGGGCTGGTGTCGCTCTTCCTCTCGTAAGACGCATTTTCAGCGAAATCGCTGCAAAAGAATTCGTCTCTGTTCAACCAATGAACTTACCTTCGGGTCTTGTATTCTACTTGGATTTCAAG